GTTGGTTGACATCCTTATCATTAAACGATCCATCGTTAAATTCTTTCTTTAGTTTGGACCACATTTTAATCTCACGCATTCTATGTCTTGCGACTTTTTCCATGGATGCTTTACCAAAGATAGCTTCATCTAAATCTATTTTATATTTAGTAGCTTTATACTCATCTTCTTCTTTTTCTATTTTATCTTGTAACCATTTTATCTTTGCTTCATTTCTTCTGTAATCAAAAGATAAATGCATAAGGTTATCCAAATAACTAGATTGTTCTCTTACACACTGCCAATACTTTGAGGCTTTGGTTGGGTATCTATTATCTTGCAACACAGAAAACCTTGCTTCTGTTTCTGTTCGAAACATTTGTTTCTTGGTCCATGTGTCACGAAGCTCGTCCACCATACCTTTAAACGAAGATAGATCTTCTTGTGTTAATAGATTATTTAAGTGAGGTTCCTCACCTTGTATTACTTCTCTTACATCTTTTTTCATATCTTTATATCCTTCTATACTTTCTTATATACTATATTTAAAAATTATTACAAGTATTAAGAAGCTGTAAATGTTACAGTAGTTTCAACAGGGGCAGTCCATTCTTCTGTGGCTGACAATTGAGTGGCAATAGCACCACCAAAATATATCCCACTCCCATTACTAGCTGCTCTCATTACACCATTTTGTCTAGCTGTTGACAGACCTGTAACATCTGTCCATGCAGTCCCATTCCATGTTTCAGTATCAGATGCGTATGTTCCTGTATTTCCTCCTGCACTAATAGCCGAGCTAGGTGTACCTCCACCTCTATTATTTCTTATAGCGGTATTCATATCAGCCACCTCAGTCCATGCGCTTCCATTCCATGATTCATTAACTGCAGTTGCTCCTGTCCCATCATGTCCACCTGATACTAATCCAACAGTATTACCGGCATTACCAGCGTTACTACCAGATGCTCTGGCTGTGTTTAAATCTGCAACCTCAGTCCAACTTGTTCCATTCCAAGATTCACATGTAGCTACTTTAGAAATTGGAGAGATGGTGTCTCCTCCAGAATCTAAAGCTGATGTGGTTGTTCCATTGCAATGAGAATCTCCTCGCCCTGTATTTAAATCGTTAACCTCAGTCCAGCTAGATCCGTTCCATGTTTCTGTCTGATTATAAGTTACATCAGGACTACTGTTATATCCTCCAATGGCAATAGCCGCCGTGTAGGTAGCACCTGTTCCATTCGTACGTCGTGCCAAATTTAAATCATTTGTTTCACTCCATGCTGTTCCATTGTATTGTTCTGTTTTATTAGATTCAGTGCTGGGATCAGTTGCACCACCAAAACCTAAAGCTAATGCTTTTGTTCCAGCAGATCCCAAATGATTTCTTGCAGTGTTTAAAGAGCCACCAGTGGCCCAAGATCCTACAGGATTAGATGTAAGCCCTTTCATAACTTGTGTCGTAGAGTTGTACCACATCTGTCCATTAACAGGTGCAGGTGGATCTGATGTTACTGTTTTAATATGTGTTCCGCGTATGTCTTTGTATGTTGTCATAATTAATCTGTAGCTATTGTTTTATCAGTATTTGAACTTCCAGTCCATTCTTCTGTTTGTGTCGTTAAACTTGGACTTAAACCAGCAAAACTTAAAGCTGATGTATTGTCTGCTCCCACTCCACCGTTAGCTTGAACTGCTGTTGATAAATTAGTTGTTTCTTGCCAACCAGTTCCATTCCAAGTTTCT